GCCCGTAGTCGCGATTCGCCAACATGAGCTTCATGTTCGCAGCCGCACGTAATCGGTCGTTTCCCGGCAGCGATCCGGCAACCGCTCATGCACCTCGAGGTGGATCTGGCCGCGCCGCGCTTCCAGAGCGGGCAACCAGGAACGGCTGATGTCGTACACGGCGTCCAGATCCCGGTGGCCCTCGAGGCGCAGCGGCACGCCGCAGCCGCGGTCGCAGCATTGACGGACCTGGCTGGCGAAGGCCGGCATCCGTTCCCGCCACCATCCCGGATATACCGGAATGCCATTGCGGTCTCCGGTTACGCCGTCGATCGCGCCGGAGACTTCGCAAAAGTAGCCGACAGCCTGTCCATCGCGCTGCTGGATGATCCCGCTCCAGCGCTGGTTGATGTCGCAGGATTCCCGCGCGCGGATCCATTCCGATGTGGTCAGTCCCATGTCGCGGTAATCGACCAGGATGGCGGCATGCCAGGACGCGGCATGTTCGGTTCCGGTGATGACGCGGCCCGGAAACCAGCGGTCCATGTTCCGGTACGCTTCCGGATCCCCGTGTGCGTTCAGGTTCAGCCGGCCCCAGCCAAACGTGTGGGCTGCTATTTCGCCATGTCCGCGCAGATGGTTCGTCCATAAACCGCGGCGATCGGCCGGAATCGCCATGGCCAGGATGCGGCAGATCTCTTCGAATTGGCTGTGCGTGCAGGGATTGCCGCCGAAAAGTGCCACGATTCCCGGCCACTCGGCGACCGAATCGACGGCATTCCTGAAGACGTCCAGCGACATTTCGGGCGAGTCTTTCCGGAAGGGCAAAAGTCTCGTGCAGTTCGAGCAGTTGAACAGGTCGCAGCGCCGCGTGATCTCGATTTGCAAAATGTCGTTCACGCCGGATTCGATTTTGTCGATCGGTGCCAGCATGGTCAGGCCAGGGTATGCTGCCGCGGAATCAGATTCCGCACGGTTTCGGAAAGCGCCTCATTGTTCGACGCCTCGCGGTTGAAGTAAAGCTCGCTCAATACCAGCAGCACCGCCGCCTTGAAATCGTCCGGCGCGTTGTAGCCGGTCGGCGGGCTGCCGATCCACCACTCCATCGGCGGTTCGAGGTGTTTGTAATAGCGCAGGACGATCGCGGACGCTTCGGCGATCTTCGACGTCACATCCGCGTCCGCATTCGCGTCCGTGATGTGCAGGTGCCGCTTCGCTTCCTCGAGGGTGACGAGTTCGATGCTCAATGCTTCGTCCCGTCAAAGGCCATCTGCGTCAGGTCGCGGCCGCGCGGGCCTTCCGGGCCGCGTTCGCCGTCTTTGCCGTCCTTGCCGTCTTTGCCCGGCCGGCCTTCCTTCACCATCAGCTTCCAGTCGCGCGAATCCGCTCCCGGTTTGGCCCTCGTCTGCGCCACCTGGCAATGCCAGGCCGAGCCGCCCCAGGTCACCACGTCGCCTTTCGCGTAGGTTGCGCCGTCGCGATAGATTTCCCTGTAGAGCATCCACGGGATCGAAAACGCCGTTGCCATCGCGACGCCGCTCGTTTTCCGGCAGACGATCGAGAGCCGCCGTGGATCCGCCTCCTGGGCGATCGTGACCTCGGCGAGTCCGTCGAGCATCACTTCCCAGCCGGCCGCGGCCAGATCGCCGTCGATCGGGTCGGTATCGCGCAGCGCGCGGATGACGCCGCCGGCATGCTTCGCCCAGGCGCCGCGGGGATAACATTTGCCCGGCTCGACCTTCGGCAGGACGACCAATTCGAGAGCGTCCTGCCCCGGCCGGCCGTCGCGGCCGTCGCGGCCGTCTTTGCCGTCCTTGCCCGCCGCTCCAGGGTCGCCTGTGATCGATAGCCCCATTTCGCCAGGTTCGCCTTTGTCGCCTTTGTCGCCCTTCGGGCCCGGCGGAATGGCGCGGATGCGGGCGTCCGCTTCATCGAACCGGCGGCCGATATCGGTCAGGGCAGCGCCGATGCATTTCCGGACATACGTCGCCAGCGAGCGGACCAGCGCCAGCCGTTCGTCGCGGTCGATCATGAAGGCCTACGCCGATTCGAACGCTTCGTCATAGAGTGCCTCGAGTTCTTCAACCGTCATGAAGGCCCGCGCGGCCGGCGGCGTTTCCGGCGTTTCCGGCGGCGCGGCCGGCACGACCGCTTCGGCGGCATCGCCGGGACCGGACCGCGCGGCCAGCTGCGCCAGACTCCAGTTCTGCTGCTGCATCATCGGCGAGCCGCCGCCCGGCGCCGGCGGGAAGTTCGCCCGGAAGCGCGCCTCGTCCGGCGCCATCCAGCCGCCGCCGACCGCCTTGTTGTTCGATTCGAACAAGGCCGCGGTGTCCATCCGCAGCAGGTTGTCGAGATCGAGTTCCGTACCCTTGCCGGCCGGCAGCGCCAGCCCTTCGTCCAGACCGACCTCGATGGCTTCGACGAGAATCTGCAGGCAGTCGGTGTAGTACGACATGATCAGCGCCTCGACGTTGCCGGCGTAGGGCGGCAGCTTGCCGTTCAGCTTGAACAGCGGATAGTGGAAGGCCCGGCCGACGTCCTCGACGGTGAAATTCAGCTGCTCGATCAGCTGCATCACTTCCGGCGCCAGCATCATCTGCTCGAACTTCAGGCCGTCGCCGAGCACGGCGATCTTGCCGACGTTGGCGCCGCTGAATTTCGTTTCGAAGTCGTTCTTCAGCCGTCCCGCAATCTCGTCGTCGATATGGCCGGGCGCCGTCAGGATGCCGCCCGGCCGGGAGGCGTTGGCGAAGGCCGCCGTCGAGTTTTCCTGAATGCGGTTGCCCATCGTCGCGCTGAGCGCGCAGGCATAGAGCGGCGAGACGCCGACGAGCGGGTGCCATAACGGGCACATGCGGTCGTGGATGATTTCCGAGGCCGGCACCACCGGCGCCTCGCCGCTTTCGCTTTCCGCCACGATCGTCAGCTGATCCGTCCTGGCCAGCAGGTCGCGCTTCAGCCGGTAGTAGACGTCGCCATTATCGGCCACGAGCGGCGTCACGCCCAACGGATCGAGCGGATAGAGCGCGGTCACGAGACCGCGCCGATCCTCCCGTTGTTTCAGGATGTAACTGTTGCCGGCCTCGAGCTTCGACACGATCCAGTTTTCGAGAAACTGAATATGTGTCTGGTAGTGGTTCGGTTTCGCCAGGACTGGCAGAAATGGCGAGCCCGCCGTGATCTCTTCCCAGATGCCGTCCTGGTTTTCCGTCAGCTTGATCCGCATCTTCGCGATGTCGGCCGCAATCCCGGTAATGCAGGCGTAGACGGCGGAAAACGACAGCAGCGACTGCGTATTGTCGACCGGGACGGCGTTCTGCTGCCAGGCGCCCGTGTATGGTTCGTGGATGCGGTTCCAGCCCCAGACGGCCGACGCGCTCGGGACTGTCGACAGGTTGAGCGCCTTCAGGTTGAAGACATGCAGCAACGCTTCGAGTATCCGCCGGCCGAGCATGTCGGATTTTTTCAAGCGTCTTCCGCTTTCAGGTCGCGCCGCCTGTAAGTCCGCTTCGTTCGCGGCGGCGGCGCCGCTTCGGCCTCCGGAGATCCCGGATCCACCGGCGCGGCTAAACCCATCGCGCCGAGAAGCGGGACATCCTCGTCCCGCGCCTCGAAGCGATCGTGGACTTGCCGGTTCTTGCCGCCGTAAACATGCTGCTTGAGCGCGATCATGCGCATGAAGATCTCCGGAGGAACAACAACTCTAGCCGTAATTGGCGTTGGAAATATAGGCGACCGACGTTTGCCGCGCCCGCTTCCAGGTGATGTAGCGGTCGACGCGCAGGCCGACGAGGTTGGCCTGCCAGAGCGACACCATTTCGGTATTCGCCACCGGCGAGCCCGGCGTGCCCGGCGTCGTGTTCATCTGCAGCGAGGCCTGCTCGGAAACGTCGATGTCGACGCCGCCGTCATCCGCCAGCAGGATGTCCATCGCATCGAGCACGATGATGCGATTACCGACGGCCTCCGATACCACCGCCGGCAATCCCATGATCGAGCCGCCGGCCATGCTGATGTTGCCGAATTCCGGCTGCCCGAGGGGATTCAGCAGCAGCGATAATCCGAGCGCGTTCTTGGCCGACATCAGCACGACGAGGCGGCTTGGATCGGTATTCGCCGTGAGGAACAGCTCGAACAGCGCTTTCATATCGGTGCGGAAGGCGTCCGCCGTCGTGCCGCTGGCGGGAATGTTCGAGGCGCCGTTGGTGATCGACGCCGGCGACACGTTCGCCACCTCGGCCACCGCCGGATCGACGAACTGCAGGTCGATGAAGGCCGCCACGCCGCGCACCATGTCGTCGCGCACGATGGCTTCCGCGCTCGGATTCGAGAAACGCACCAGCTCTTTCGTCAGCACGATGATGCCGGCGAGTTTCGCCCAGCGCAGCGTCACGTCCGCGAAGGCGAGCTGGCCGACCGGCTTGGCCGCGCCCTCCCCGACCCACTGGTACAGGCCGCCCGCCGTTTGCGACGGGATGCGCACGTTGAATGGCACCCGCCGCAAGCCCGGGATGCGCCCGACAACGGTCGCCGGCCGCAGCAATTCGAGAAACTCGGCCGCCAGCGTTTCCGCCGTCGGCACGAGCGGCGCCGCCCAGGTCGGATGCGTCGTCGTGCCCGGCCGGCTTTCGGCGCGCAGCACGAGCTCGACTTCCGGCGTCGAATCCGACCACAGCTGCTTGGCATGCTCGGCCGCCTCCAGGCGGTTGCCGCGGCTATTCAACAACGCGATGGCATAGCGGGTGAACGCCGTCGCTTTCGGCAGGACGCTTTTCACCGTGACCACACCCGTACCGCTGCGCGTGGCCGCGCGGTTCTCGCTGCCGGCGGTCGCCGCCGGCGTCACCGCCACTGCCTTGGCGACGATCGTTTTTTCATGCGCGCGCAGCCGCGCCAGGTGTTCATCGATCGATTTCACGTCGGCGGTGAGGTTGTCGTATTCCTCCGTCTCCGCCGCTTCCAGGGTGCGGCCCTCCTCGGCCGCCTTCCCCATCAGCTCCGTCATGCGGCCGTCGAGCGCGGCGCGCTTGTTTTCGAAGCCGGCGATCTGTTCTGCCACAGGTTTCATCGTGATCGTTCCCTTTCCTGAAAAGCCCGCGACGCCGGGACAGTTGACGGTGGACGCCAGTCCGACGGCAGTTTGCGTCTGCTGGCCGGACGCGGCCCGCAAACTGGCAGCGGCTGACTTGACGGCAGTAATGGTGGCTTCGGCATTGGCCGGGATGGTCACGGCCGAGAGCTCGATCCATTCGGTGCGCAGAAAATGAAAGCCGCCGGTTTCCCGGTCGTAGCTTTCCTCGAGGCTCTTGAAGCCGATCGACAGGCCGCGCACCAGGCCCGCTTTGATCAGATTCCATGCTTCGTCGATGAAGTCCGCCACGCCGGCGGCCGCCACCTGCGCCTTCACCGCGATGCCGTCTTTCGTCACCTTCGCGGCGAGCACATGGCCGATCGGCTGCCGCGAATTGTGCTGGTAGAGCAACGGCAGCGGCAGCTTGAATTCGACGCCTTCCGGCTCGATCACGTCGTTCATGCGATCCGGCGCCGGCGTGGTGGCGATGCCTTCGATCGTGCGGCGGTCTTCCTCGACCGCCTTGACATTCCAGAGCGCGTAGGCGCGGTGGCGCATGGGCATTCTCCCTTTCAGAAGAAAATCGCTTGATAGGCGGGTTTGCTTTTACCGGCGGCAATCACCCGGTTCATGGCGTTGGCCAGGGCGGAAAAGCCGTCGACGCGCGCCGTCGTTTTCGTGCGGTCCGGCTTGACGAACATCAGGTTGTCTTTGCCATCGGTGGCGGTGGTCACCGAACTGGCCTGCCAGCGCATGATGGGATGGCCGCCATGATGCAGCTTGCCCTCGGCGACGAATTCCAGAATCTTCTTCGTCGCTTCACTGAGACTTTGATAGCCCTGCCGGATGTCCACCGAGCGGTAGCCGGCGTCCACCATATCGACCGAAATCTGATGCGAGTTCCAGGGGTCCCAGCAGATCTCCTCGAGATCGAACATCCCGGCGCCCCATTCCAGACGCGCCCGCACGTCGCGGTAGTCGATCACGTTGCCCGCCGATAGCTCGAGGAAGCCGGTATCGGCCCAGTGCCTGAGCGGCACGCCGAGCGTCACCTCCATCTTGCGGATCCTGGCATCGGGCAGCCAGAAGAACGGCAGGATGTCGCATCGATCGTTGCTTTCCGATGGAAACACGAACACCGCCGCGCTCATGTCGGTCGTCATCGACAGATCGACGCCGGCCCAGCAGCGGCGGTCGACGAAGCGCTTCATGAAGGCGTCCGGATATGGCCGCACCTTGCGCTCGATCGTCCGGCCCCGGATCACCAGCGGAGCGGCCTTCGACATCAACCCGATGCTCTGCCAATCGCCGGCGTTCCGGTCCCAGTCCGCCAGATCGATCGCCCGGCTCTCTTTCTGATCCCACAGGTTCAGGAAATAGCGCTTCCACGACGTCAGGTCGCCCTCGGTCTGATGCGCCGTGAACTTCTCGCGCATCTTCGCCAGCTCCAGGAAGCCGCCGTTTTCCTTCAGGCTCGGCATCGCCTTGATCCAGGTCGCCTCCGCCGCGGGGTTATCCTCCGGAGCGGCGGCGTAAATGCGGCCGTAAAACTTCGGGTCCGCGACAATGCCTTCCCGGATCTTTTTCGTCTTCTCGTGCAGCCGCCAGGCCAGCGGCGACTCGCTCTGCACGCCGGCCGTCGTGATGCCGATGGTCAAGGTCTGCCGGCGCGTGATGCCGCCATTCGACAGCACGTCCCAGTTCTCCAGCTGCTTGCGCGTCTTCCAGCGATGCAGTTCATCGGCAATCACGACCGCGGGATTGACGCCGTCGCCCAGGTCGCCATCGGCCGCGATCGCCGCATAGAAACTGTCCGGGTCGGCGCGCTTGAGAATGCGGTTCGTGCCGCGCAGCACGCGCAGCCGCTCGTTGAGGATCGGGCTCTGATCGACCATCTTGCCGGCCGCGCGATACACATTCAGCGCCTGCCGCGTCGCCGCCGCCGCGCCATAGATCTGGCAGCCGGCCGTCGGCTCGAGCACCAGCACCAGCAGGATGATTCCCGCGACGAATTCGGATTTTCCGGATTTCTTCGGCACTTCCAGGTACACGGTTTCGATCAGGCGCCGCCCATGCTCATCGACATGGCCGAAAATGTGCGTGAGCGCATCCTCCTGCCACGGCGCCAGCATGAAGGGCTGGCCGTACCATTCATCGGCAGAATGCTTGAGGATTTTCTCGAAGAAGTTGCAGGCGGCATCAGCGTGCGATTTCGAAAACACGCGCGCGTCAATTCACAACCGTCGGTTTATCCGGACGCGGCTCCCTCAGGATCGCCGCCAGATCGTCTTCATGCCGCTTGTCGGCGTCGCTTGCATTGATGCGGGTTCGCGATGCCGGCGTCATGCCGAATTCCGTGAGAAATTTGTGCATCAGCTCGGCGGCGCGCTTTTTGATCGAGTAATACGGATTCACGATCACATTGCCCGCTTCCGTCGTTCGGACTTTCCCCGCTGCGGCGACTTTTTCAGTTGCCTCCAGCCAGTCCGACCACGCTTCACAATACGCTGCCAATGCCGCGCGATCTATCCGCGATACCAGACCCAATCGATACAGTTCAGGCGACAACCGGCGCCATTCCCTCCTGGCTTCCCGGCTCAACTGGCGCGGCGCGGAAGGAATCGCGATTTCGGGTTGCGCTTCGTTCCGCACGGCTCGATCTTGGCGAAATGTCCCTTCCGCGATTTTCAATTTCGTCGGTTTTTTCGGCGGTCCGTTGCGTTTCATATTTTCAATTTTGAGCCTTGCCACTTTGGATCTGACGGTTTTCGCACGTAGC